CAACAATAATAGAACGTGGTAAGAAGTTTGCAGCATATGATAAACGTGGTAAACTAATTATATTGGGATATGAGAGAAGAATAGTACAGGAGTATGCAGATGCCCAAAGCAAAGTACGATCTAAATGATAACGGCAAGATTGATCCAGATGAACGTGCAATAATGCTTGAGGATCGGCGCAGAATTATGATTGACGCTGATGCCAAGCGTGACGCACAACGTAGAATGGCGTGGTTTAGCTTAACAGGTATGCTTTTGTTTCCGTTTGGCGTAGTCTTTACAGAGTGGATGGAGCTACCTAGAGCGTCAGAAATGCTATCGAGCATGAGTAATATATATTATGTAAGCATTGCCGCTATAGTTGCAGCTTATTATGGGTTTACAAATATGGGGTCTAAAGAATGATAGGACAGTTATTAGGGCCAGTCGCCAACCTAGCCGGAACCTGGTTAAATGGTAAGGTAGAAGAAAAGGCCGCACAAAACAAAGTAAAGGTAGCCAAGGCAGAAGCCGAGGCACAGATAATGGTGTCTGCGGCTACGAGCGAGGCCGAATGGGATCGCATAATGGCAAATGCCTCTGCTAACTCATGGAAAGACGAATGGTTGACTATTCTGTTTTCTATTCCGCTTATACTGGCGTTCTGCGGTGATTGGGGTAGAGCTATTGTAGCAGATGGTTTTACTGCTTTGGAAAATATGCCGAGCTACTATCAATACACCTTGGGAGTAATCGTAAGTGCCTCTTTTGGTGTAAGGGCGGCAACAAAATTCTTTGGAGGCAAAAAATGAGTGATGCATTAAAAATATTACAGGCTCGATGTGGTGTAAAGGATGACGGATCGTTTGGCCCCAACACAGCTAGAGCTATCGCAAAGCATTATGAGCTATCAGATAAGCGTGGAGCGCATCTCCTGGGCCAGGCCCACCATGAGAGCGGTGGCTTTAAGCGCACCAAAGAAGGTTTGTATTACAGCACGCCAGAGAGACTAATGGCGGTTTGGCCTAGTCGGTTTAAATCTGTAGAGGACGCAATGCCTTACACAAAGAACCCAGAGGCACTAGCAAATAACGTATATGCTAACCGCATGGGAAATGGTGACGAAGCATCAGGGGATGGGTTTAAGTTTTCTGGGGCTGGTTTCATCCAACTCACAGGACGTTCTAATTACAGATCATTTGCTAGTGATATGCGTATACCAGAGGTGGTAGATCATCCATCATTTGTGCAGACCGAATACGCCTTTGAGAGTGCTTTGTGGTTTTTTAGAGCCAACAAACTATTTACTATATGTGACCAGGGTGTTGACGATGAAACAATTAAGGCTGTGACCAAGCGTGTCAATGGTGGCACGCATGGCCTCAAGGATCGAGAAGAGCAAACTAAGAAGATTTATGAGTGGCTTACCACGGCCTAGCCACTGGTCTTACTAATTTAGACACAACATCACTGACTTGGCAGTAACCTTCTGTGGCACTAATTCTGTCGTAAATTGTATTAACATTTGTTAGCACGCTCCAACATTCATCTTCGCTTGGAAACCAAATGCTAAACTCCCATTCGTGACCCATTAATGGGTAAACTATCGTTAACAAACTGTAAAATTCCATTGCCTGTACTTTCTGTTATGTTATTATCTTTGCAGAGGAAGCCTTTAGCCATCGGTCTTTCATGTTCCTGCTCGAACTTAAATCTGCTTTAGGTTTCCTCACGATTTCTCCCATTCCTCACAAAACAAACCACACTCAAAGTCTAAGCTTTTCATAGCTCGACCTTTTGCATGAGGTGATAGTTCGTCTAAAAATATGCGTTCATTATTAACTCTGACCAACCTTGAGCCAATCTCCCTAGATTGCTTTGCTCTTTGCTCAAAAACCTCTGGATGCTCTTTCCTAACATGGTTCCAGTATGTAGGTGATGTAGCCTTTACGCACCCAATACAGTTGGCATTGGGATAGCCAAGTTTGTATATCTGCGGTGGTTCTATCTTGTGATGCTTGAGCATTCTATAGCAATCCGCCTTAGTCATCCTGGCGTCAATCAATATAGGAATAACATTATCTCTTTCTGTGAGAGTAAACCTATCGTGCCTATCCTTTTCTTCTGACGTAAAACCTAGAACGTGCCAGTCAGGTTTGTTTGTCTCTTCCCACAAAATCCTAGCATTTTTCTTTAACTCGATTGTGCATGGCGCTCCTAGAGGTCCAGACATAAACTTACGTTTTGCCCAAACATCTACTGCGGAATGTGATGGGAACTTTGGGTTTTCTGCTATCTCAATCTCATGGTCTAACCAGGTCTCAACATCTTTGAGGAAACGCCTATTGTCATCATCCTCTTCTGCAACCGGATTGTTGACTATCCTAACGTCATAATCCTTGCCGTACTTCTGCAAAGTTAAATATGACGCTACCGCACTAGCCGCACCGCACGAAAACCAAACCGCTATTTTTTGCATCTCTTACCATTGTTTTTCAAAAGTCTAAATTTATTGCCTGACGATATGCTTTTGGAAGAGCCATGCAAAGCTTTGCGATGCCTGTCTTGCTCTTCTTTAGCCATCTTTTTCCAGAGTTTTGCTATTTCCTCTTCTTTCATATATTCACTCCCTTTTGTCTCAACTGTGATGTAAACGTTTTTAGTTCTTGCCTAGCTCTAAATAGGTCTTGTTTGACGTTTGGATGAGCATCCAACCTAAATTCCTCTTCTTGCAATCTATCTACGCACTGGCGCAGATGGGTCAGTATCGCTCGATCCGCTGGTGTTATTTCCAACATGGTTACACTCCGCACATGGTTTCTTTTCTACTTTGACGTACCCAACGCCTGGTAAAAAAAAGATTGGATACGTTACTTCCACCTCAATATATTTTTTATTATTACATTTTTTGCAGTTCATATCTATTACTCTAAAACGGTGGCTCTTCACCTTCGTATGATGGCGTCCATACTAGACGGACGCCATGCATTTCTAATATAAAATCAACTAGGTTGTGAGACCACATTGGTATACTTGTCCATAAGGTCTATACCCCTACAAACTTCCTCTGCAATCCCTCTTAAACTAGGGTGATTTTCTTCAATAAACTCTCTAAGAGCTTCAGCATTACTCGAAGCACTGTAGTATGCTTTAGAATGCTTTTCTAAGGTTGTCATAGTATTACTCCCATTGTTACTTGACATTATTAAAGTATTAATTAAGATGTACAAAGTCAAATATTTTTTTTAGGAGACTAAAATGGAAGAACAAGTAATACAAAGAACTGTGCATTTGCGTGCCAGTGTTGATGAGGCGGCAAAAGATCAAGCCAAGAGCAAACGCTGCTCTAAAAGTGTGTACATCGAGGAGGCAGTAATTATGCGATTGCAGTCCGAAGGTGTATTGACTGATGGTAAACAGTCGCAATAAGGGAGCGGGTTTTGAGCGAGAGGTTTGTAGAGCGTTGGAACTAGATTTAGGCATAAAAGCAAAACGCGATATAGAACAATATCGAGCCGCAGACCACGGCGACATTATCGTTGATGACGATAAATGGAGCTATGTAATTGAGTGCAAACGATACGCAGGTAAGGGTCATACATATAAAACAGAATGGTGGGAGCAGGTCGAAAAATCTGCCAAGCACGCTAGTAAAGAGCCTGTTTTAATTTACAAATTTGACCGTCAACCAATCACAGTCGTAATGCGCTTGGCGTATGTCATGAAAGATAATGCTTTACATGACGAAAAAATTAGAATGTCATGGGATGCATTCACATACATTGTAAGGGAGAATATGTGATGGGTAAATGGGAGACTACCATCGACTACGAGATGCCAGATTATGAGTATCACGATAAGAAAAAACATCCGCACATCTCAAGCAGTGACGTAAAGACTGTATACGGCAAATCATTGATGCATTGGGCAGGTCAAGAGTACAAAGAAAGCCCAGTGTTAGAGATGGGCAAGGCAGTACATTCACTTATTTTAGAATACGAAAAAGAAGGTGTGATGCGTGGCCCTGCTAGGCGTGGAACTAATGCCTGGAAGGAAGCTAAAGAAGCTGCAGTAGAACAAGGCAAAATCATTCTTACAGAAAAAGACTACGATACTGCATTAGAGATTGCAGAAAGTGCTTTGCTTAACTCAGACTTTTTAAGAGACAAAATAACACGAAAAAACTTTATATCTGAGGCAAGTATTTTTACTCGATGCAGCCGCACTGGTATGCTCATCAAGTGTCGCCCAGATGGGCTTTTGGTTCCGCAAAGTGCTAAAGGCAAAGGCGAAATACTTGACATAAAAACTACGCAAGATGCTTCGCCAGAAGGTTTTGAAAGAGAATTACGCAAGTACAATTACGATTTGCAGATTGCTTATTACTTGCACACCATGCGTTGCGCCAAGCTACCATGCTCAGAGATGTATCTAGTCGCAATAGAAAAAACGCCGCCCTATGCGGTGGGCGTTCATGTGCTTTCAGAAATATATATTAAGCACGCAGAAAAAAGAATGTTCCAAACCCTAGAAAGCATGAGGCACGCAGAAGAGCATCATAACTTTCGTACGGGTTGGCCAGAAGTCAACCAAGTGCATCTTCCGCATTGGATGGAAGATGAGGTTGAAGATCAAGCATTTTAACAAAAAGGAGACAATGATGAAAATGCTCAATACTAATGAACTTGTGTTTGAAAACGTAACTGCACAGTTCCCAAGACTAAACAGAACCTACAAGTTCGACACAAGTGAAAACAAAACTGTGCCATGCGATGCGCTCGATGATGGTGCGGCATACACACTTGAATTTGTTATGGGTAACGATGACGCCCAGGCATATCTCGAACAAATCAAAAAGGTTTATAAAGAAGCGGCAAAAGCAGACACAAAAAAGAAGTGGAAGCCGGAACCAACTTATGAGCCTTACAAAGAGGTTGACGGTGTGCCAACTGGTAAAAGCAAAAAGAAGGGCGCATATAACGGTGAAAAAACCAAAGCACCTGTGCAGAAAGATGCAGACAAAAACAAACTACCAGAAGATTTCGAACTAACCACTGGTAGCAAGATCAATGTCTGGGGCAAACTCTTTGCCTACAATACTGGCGCAGTGAGTGGTGTAGGGTTTAGATTAATGGGGGTCCAGGTCCTAGAACTTGCAGAGCGTTCAGATGGCGGAGACCCATTTGAGCAAACTAAAGGTTTCAAGGCAGAAGATGCCCCGGAAACAAAGAAGGAAGAAAATAAAGAAGAACCTAAGTCAAATGACGCAGAGTTCTTTGATGACGAAATCCCCTTCTAATGTTTCGTCACGTTGACTTATGCTCTGGAATAGGCGGCTTTGCTCTTGGCTTTGAATGGGCAGAACTTAGCCGCCCCGTTCTATTCTGTGATATAGAGGAATGGAGCAGAAAAATTTTAAGAAAGCATTGGCCGGATGTGCCTATTGCAGAAGATGTAAAGGTATTAGCCAATGACCCAAATGAACTTGTTCCAGACTGCGAAATCCTCACCGCCGGATACCCATGCCAACCCTTCAGTGTCGCCGGAGCTAGAAGAGGAACAGAGGATGACCGACATATCTGGCCAGAAATATTTTCCATTATTAAAGCAAAACGACCCACTTGGACAGTTTTCGAAAACGTTTATGGCCACGTCACTCTGGGTCTCGATGAAGTGCTTTCTGATTTGGAAGGGCAAGGCTACGCCACAAGGCCGTTTATTGTTCCAGCTATTGCCGTTGACGCACCCCACAGACGGGATCGAGTTTGGATCATCGGACGAAATATGGGCAACGCCGAATACAATGGATCATCTACCGCAAAGATCAGAGGAAGCTCTCAAGAAGCAAGCCACAACAGCACGCAAGGGAAGAAAGAAGCCAGCGAACCTCAGAGAGCAAGTAAATCCAGACACAGTGAAAGCTTGGAAGGAAGCCCAGGAGCCGACAACATGGCCAACGCCGATAGCGTCAACTGGCGGCCCTTACAAGAACCACAAGGGAGACAACAAGAAAGTTCCATCGAGCGGCAATCCACTAGCGACAGCCGTAGCGATGTGGCCAACGCCCAGAGCCAGGGATTGGAAAATGTCGGGCGATGTAGCGAACTGGAAGGAAAGCAACATTGGCGACACTTGCCTAAGAAGGGCAGTAGCGGAAACGGACGAAACGTCTGGCTCTCTGAACCCCCAGTGGGTCGAGTGGTTAATGGGCTACCCGGTAGGGTGGACAGACTTAGAGGATTAGGCAACGCAATCGTACCGCAAATCGCACAGATGATCGGAGAAACAATAAAAAAAACCCCAGTATAAAACTGGGGCTTAGTTTGAACAAAAAATTATGACAATGAATATCCCAAAAAAGAGGTAAGGATATAAGGCAATGGTAGTTCAAAATATAGATAAAGGCAAGTATCCACCCGCAACATATAGCATATATGCACCACAGATTGTGTCGGCTCTGGACCTAAAACGATTTGGCAATGAATATAAAGGGTCTTGCCCCAACTGCGGCGGCACAGATAGGTTCTGGATTACGGATTACCAGGGCGAAGTTAAGGTTAATTGTAGAAAATGCGGAGATTGGAAAGCCATAATCGAGGCATTGAGAGGACTAAACGTGTACCCAACAAAGGATGAGACAGTGGTTAACTTTCCAGAAACAGAGGAAGTTCACCCTTATTTAACGCGAAAAAGAATAAAACAACATAATGCAGAAGTTGATGAGGGTGACTTAAAAATACAAATCATAAATAGCAAAGGCCAAATACAAGGCACGCAGTTTATAGATGAGAATGGCAAAAAGAAATTTAATCATGGCTTGCAATACAAAGGCTGTTTTTCAGTCGTAAATGGGCCAATCACCGACTTTGCCTACATTAGCGAAGGTTGGGCTACCGCTTGC